GACAAGCAGTTACAGAATGTCTTTGATGAAAAAGCTCCTGAACAAGGAGAAAAGAAAGTTGAGGAGGTAAAGTCTGAACAAGATGAAACCGAATCAGAAGGACGTAAGAATCGCAGACACCGTAGGTTAGAAGAACAGCTACAGCGTGAGAGGGGGAGTAATATCGCCCTCAACGAAAGACTTAAAGTTCTAGCCGAATTTGACAAAGTAAAGAAAGAAGTCAGTGGAGAAGCAGACCCCCGTCTTATAGACATCTTCGGCACAACGCCAGAAGCAATAAAGGTCGCTAAACACTTCACAGATATTCTTAAGGAGACAGAGGAATCTGCTAAGGCAAAAGCTCTAGAGGAGATAAGCTCACGTGAACAAGGTTTTAACGAGGAAACCAAACAGTACGAGTCATTAATTGATTCCGAATTGGAAGCCCTCGAAGACCAATACAACGTAGATTTGACCTCTGACACCAAGGCCGCAGAAAAAGCACGTAGAGAGTTCTTGGGATTAGTAGAAGCACTATCCCCTAAGGACGAAGATGGCTCAATCAAGGACTACGCAGACTTCGCTTCAGCCTTTGAAATCTATCAAAGTCAGCAGAAGTCAGATATTCCAGATAACAGCCGAAACAAGGAAGTTGCTTCTCGCTCAATGCAGCGTTCAGCACAGAATGGAGGTAACACTGCCCAACAAATAACTCCAGGATTCAGAGGATGGGAAAAGGACTACGGTCTATAAAATTATTAGAAACATTATTATAAATTATCAATATGCAACCAAACGTAAACGTCACAACGACAACAAACCAGTATCTCGCACCTGCATTTTAACACACATTAGTTTATCTCGCAAGTTATTGCATTGTTCTTTGAAAACAGTTATAATAGGTAAATGGCAAACTCACACCACTCTAAGGAGAAGTATCTTCAAATAGCTAATAAATTAAGGGGACAGAAAAGAACCCAAGAGCAAAAAGATAAAATATCTAAAGCTCTTATGGGACACAAACATAGTCCTGAAACTTTAGCTAAAATGAGGAAACCTAGAAGTGAACAGGGAAAACTTAATATCAGTAAATCAATGATAGGAAAGATTCCCTGGAATAAAGGTAAAACTGGTGTTTATTCACAAGAAGTTCTTAATAAGATAAGGGATAGGGTTATCTCTTTCTATAAGAAACAAAATCCAAACTATATCGCACCAACCTACGAAGAAAATGAAAGAAACCGTAGGTTATATAAGACACGAATGGATAGAATAAAGAAAAATGGTGGTTCTCACACACGACAACAGTGGGAACATCTAAAAGCGGCATTTAATTACGAATGTAATTTATGTCACAAACAGGAACCTGAAATCAAGTTAACTAAAGACCATATTATATCTGTAAAAAATGGAGGCAATAATGATATTGGAAATATCCAACCATTATGCCGTTCATGCAATTCTAAAAAAGGATAAACTAAACTACCCGTGCAGGTTAACCTGGTGAAAAATGGGGTAGACCAGGTATTGCGTAGAAGTTATTGCGCAATTATAAATTCTCTCTGATATACGGCGAAACTCCCAACTGAAATAAGTGGACAACGCCTTCGAAGAACCTAACAAGGTTCACGAACAACGACTAAGCGAGAGAACACCGAAAGGTGATGCAATAGTCTGAACACTATGGGAACATAGTGAGAGTGGGTCAAGTGTAAAGACACTTTTAAGAAGAACCTACTCCGCCTCAATTGAGGTAGTAACAAATTGGATAACTTCTTCTTCGGCAGGATTCTTGCCAAGACAAAGAAGTGGAATGGCTCACAAATGCTCTTCCCTATTAAGTACCAGAAAGGTGTAGCTTCAATCGCCTTCAATGGATTCGATTTGCTCCCTATTACACAACAGCCAGTCTCAGTTAACATGACATTCTACCCAACATTCGTAGCAACAAACGTTGCTCTTGCTGGTTCAGATTTGTCAGTCAACAAGACTCAGATGCAAACTCTTAACCTCATGACAGTCATGATGGAGTCTCGTGCACAGGATATGGCCGATGATGTCGGTAACTTCTTCCAAGGTGATGGAACAGGTTTCGGTGGTAAAGCTCCAGCTGGTCTCGGCAACATTGTCGATAACGGTTCAGTCGCAGCTACCTATGGTGGTCTTTCACGTGCTACTTACTCTGGTCTAAACGCCACAGTCACAGCATCGGGTGGAACAATTTCACTCTTGAAAGTCCGTCAGCTTTGGAACGCCATCTCTGATGGTCCAATTCGTCCAGATACAATCCTTACGGATTATACGACATGGGCATACTTCGAACAGCTCCTCACTCCTTTCCAGAGAAACACAATGACACAAACAGACCTTAAGAATGACCATGCGTCAGCTTCAGGTTATGCAGATTTGTACTGGGATGGTATGAAAGTCTTCCGTGATAAGAAAATCACAACAGGTAACTTCTACATGTTGAATGAGAATTACCTCCACTTCTATGGTCTCAACTGGTGGGAAGGTTCCAAGGTTAGTCCAGGTGCAAAGCACATCGAGGGTAACGTCTATGAAGATTCTTCATACGCCCCAGGTAATGCATTTACATGGACAGGTTGGATTCGTGCTTACAATCAGGGAGCAATCAACGGCTTCATGATTCTTGGTGGTCAGCTCCTATGTACAAACCCATTCCGTAACGGTGTTTTGACAGGCGTTACAGGAGTTTAAGCTATTAAATGTCTTACTTTATTAGCTTAACTAAAATTCAATGATATATATTGAACAAAACACACCAAACATAGAGACCGACGGCTTGAACACAAAGCAAGCTGTGGACTTTAGTGGTGCCCCAACCGTTGCTCTTCCAGCAGGAACAACGATTAACGGTTCATCATTGACAGCATTGGGTACCATTACTTCGAGCTCAGCTCAAGCATTGGCAGTCGGTCTTAACGGACTTACTAACCCAGCGTTCAATGTTGATTCGTCAACAGCTTCACAGGCTGATGGTGTAAATGTTAAAGGATTGGCAGCAGGAAACGGTGCGGGTGTAAAGGTTATTACTTCAGGTACTAACTCTCCCCTCACTATTGATGCAGCAGGTTCAGGAACAATTACTTTGGCCGGTACATCCACAGGCGCAGTCATCTTGCCAGCAGCAGTTAGCGTAGCGTCAGCAGGTGTTA